TTTCTTTTTCGAGTTCCATAGGATTTTATAAATAAATATTACTGGTCAACGTTTTCAATATGGTGGTCCAGTACTTCCTTGTATACCACTTTTAGCTTTTTGATTACCTTTGTAATGGTGTTGGACTGACAGTCCGTGATCTCTTTTATGTATATGAAAAGCGCTTTTTTGTTAAATATGTCTATGTTTTCTCTCTTTCTAAACACTTCTATAATAGCGTCTGCAACCTTAATCTCGCCGTCTTTATCAAATAGTGTAGTTAAGTTATCGTCTACGTGCTTTATGAATTGATCTATTACCGAGACTCTATTAATATCAGAAGACTCGGGCTCCAGTATTAAGGTTTCGTGGGTGTTATTAGCGTTGTCAATCTCTTCTACTTGTATCTTAGAAACCATTTTTTTGTAGTTCTTTTGATTGTAGATGATCAAATACCTCTTTGCAATAGTGCCAAAATACGAGTACGCTTTGCCCTTTGATTGATCGTAAAGGTGCAATTTTTGTAAAAGAAAAGATATGACTTCAAATTTAAGATCCTCTATATTATCTACTTCTGTATAGTAAAATTTAAAAGTGTGGATAATGTTTTCTGCTAATTTATAGAATGCGTAGTGAATCTCTTTATTGTATATCTGATTTGCTACGGCCTGATTAGGGGCTAGACGATACCTTAGAATGGCCTCTTCAGTTTCAGAAGTAAAGTAAACGTTCTTAGTTTTCGGTTTTCTTATTCTAGGTGTACCTTTTATGGTAAGACCCATATCCGGTTCTGCTTCGGCTAGTATATCTTCTGCCATGGTTTATTTTCTTCCCGTGAATTGTTGAACTCTAGCTTGGATTGCTTTTATGGTTTCAAAAAGTTGTAATAACTCTGGGTCGGATTGTACCCACATTGTCATGTCGATCTTGTTTACTAATCCGTTAAAATCGTCTGTTAACCCTAAAGTGTCGTTAACGAAGCTGCTTTGATTAAGTACGATCTCTTCTAATCTTTTATTTTTTCTATAAAGATTGTATACTATTGCACCAAAAATTGTGCCAAACCATAGTACTATTGCTATTATTCCTGTCATTTTAATTAAATTTGTGTTTCAACTCTGCTTGCCATTAAATCGGCTTGGTGAAGAATGTAAGGTAAGTTACATTTTAATTCAACGTCAGAGCTGTATGTTATGTAATAAGGTTTGTTTGCCTCTTCGTAAAGGCCGTCGTGTAACTTGATTGCTAAAAATTCGTTCTCTGTAACAGGTATGTTTGCTTGCTGTAAGTAGTACAAACTTCTATCGGCAACTCTCATATGAGTCATGTTAGTGTTTATCTTAAAATAAGCGCCTTGCTTTTCTACGTGCCAAGAAGAGTCGTTAGGAAGGTAGAAAGGCTCTTCATTAGTACCCATCTTACCAAGGTCATGATTAATTGCAGAGAATACTAATTCTTCAATAGTATAAGTTTTCTTCTGACCAAAGCGCTCCCATACTTTATCTAGTACTAGAGATGCCTCAACAACTCTATTAACATGATCTACGTATCCACCAGCAAAACAGTTGTGGTGACTAAGCCTAGTGGACGCTGGGCTAATAGCTAAAGTAACTTCTATGCCTTTATAGAATTCAAGTAGCTTGTCTTGTCTGTCTCCAGTTGGAATGTACTTAGTAATGTAACCATAGAACTTGTCTAGGTTCTGAAGGATTTGTTCCTCTGTTAGTTTTTTCATAACTTTTATTTTTATTAAGATTCGTGTTCAGTGTTTATTAGGTGCTGCACTTCGTTTATCTTGTCTTGCATCTTTTCTAAAGTCGCTTTTAACTCTTGTGGAGGACGCAGTTGGGAAATTTGCGAACTTTGGTACATTATCATGTTTACCAATTCGCCTAATTTTTTAGTTATTAATTCTTTGTATCTCATATTGTAATATTAATCTTTATTTATCAAATCTAGCATGTTATCTATCGAGTACACGCCTATTACTGTAGTACCGGATTCTATTTGACGCGTACCCATATCCGTATACTTCTCAGCAACGTACAGTACTTTTACTCCATCCAAGTCCTCTATTATAGACATTGGGTAACTCTCAGTATTAGTTATGGCCTCTATTTTATCGCACTCAGTTGGATTAGTTTCGCAAGAAATTTCTTTGTAAATTAGGCCTTTTTTAGTCAAGGCTTTTTTAAAGGAAGTACATTTATCGCAACCTTTTAAAGTGTATACTTTAATCTTATTCATCATGATCGTCAAATTCGGGGTCTAATGTCTTCATTGTCTCAATCCAAAGTGCCTTTTGATCATCACTCATATTTTCAAATTGCATACTTAGATATATGTACAAAGCTTGTATTTCCCCTTGGGTTAAATTTTCCCTCTGTTCTTGCTGTATGTTTAGTAGTTTAGATAGATCCATATGTCTGCTGTAGTTTTCCCCCCTGTTATAGAAGGTTTTAAAAATAATTATTTTGTGGGACAATAAAAAACTTAAGTTCTAAGTGTGCTCAACAAAGATTAAATTTTTTTATTCGAAAAGATTTTAGTATATTAGATCAATGGAGAACGAACAATTGGTTTTAGGTCTTTTAGAATCCGTACTTGGAAAGGGAAAACCCGATAAGAACAAGAAGGACCACGCATTCCATTGCCCTATTTGCAATCACAAGAAACCAAAGTTGATCGTTAACATTTTTACCGGTCAATACAACTGTTGGACCTGCCACCCGGCTACAAAAGGCAAAACTCCCGTTTCTTTATTTAAAAAGCTAGGAGTAGAGAAAGAGAGAATGATCGAGATGAAGGGCTACTTCAAAGGCGATCGCACTAAGATAGAAGACACAGAAACAACTCGCGTATTTTTACCAAAAGAATTCATTTCAATGACAGAAAACGACAAGTCATTGGAATATCGTCGCGCAACAGTTTACCTAAAAAATAGGGGCATCAACGAGTCCGACGTAAGAAAGTACAACATTGGATATTGCAAAGAAGGTCGTTACAGAAATAGAGTTATTGTGCCTTCTTACGATAAAAACGGTCAAGTAAATTATTTTATTGCTAGGTCTTTCGAAAAGGAACCGTATCAAAAGTACGACGCGCCATCTGTAAACAAAACGGAAATCATAGGACTGGAATATCATATTAACTGGACTGTACCGGTTATACTTTGCGAAGGCATATTCGACGCAATTGCTATCAAAAGAAATGTTGTTCCGCTATTCGGTAAGAGTATTACAAAGGCACTGATGTTGAAACTTGTGGAATCTCAAGTAAAAACAGTATATTTGGCACTTGATAAGGACGCACTCAAAGAAGCGCTTACTTACTCTGAACAGTTGATTAATCTTGGAAAAGAAGTTTACCTAATAGAATTACAGGGTAAAGATCCTTCAGATCTAGGATTTACGAGCATGACAGAATTATTACAAAAAGCAAAACCATTGACATTCGGAGAATTAATGCTCAGAAGAATGAAAATGAATTAAAAAGATGATAAAATTTTTCGACAACGTAGAAAGCCTTACACGGATCTTTCACATATCAGACATACACATAAGAAACTTCAAGAGGCACGACGAGTACAGACGAGTCTTCTCTAAACTTACCAATTACGTTGCGAACAGTTTCGACAAGCAAAGCCTGATCTGTCTGACGGGCGATATAGTACACGCGAAGACCGATGTCACTCCAGAACTTGTAAACGAGGTTCAAACATTTCTAAAAAACTTGGCAGACATCGGTCCCGTGTTACTTATTCCTGGTAATCACGATGCTAATCTAAACAATGCACAAAGAATGGATGCGTTAACTCCAATCGTAAATGCATTGGACCATCCTAACTTACTCTACATTAAAGAGACCGCCGCTTTCAAAATTGGAGATAAAACGTTTGCACATTGGTCTGTATTCGACGATTGCGAGAACTTTATTAAAGCAGATCAAATAGACGAAGAGTACAAGATTGCTTTGTATCACGGACCAGTAAACGGAACTACTACCGAAGGTGGATTTGGACTATTCAATAACGACGTTGAGGTAGAAAACTTTGATGGGTTCGATATTGTTTTGTTGGGAGATATCCACAAGACACAATTCTTAAACGAAGAGAAAACTATTGGATATCCTGGTTCCTTGATTCAACAAAATCATGCTGAGTCTCTGGATCACGGCCTATTTGTTTGGGATTTGGCCTTAAAATCGGCTGAATACGTTAAAATAGACAACGATACTGCTTTTTATACAATCGAAGTAGAGA